CCGCCACAGCCTGCGCGAGTTAGATAGCCAAGGCTTACAAACGGTGCTGCATGTACACGATGAAATCGTTATCGAATGTGCGAACGAGGCCGGTGAGGCTGTCGCCGAGGTGCTGGATACCGTGATGTGTACCGCGCCCGAGTGGGCTAAAGGGTTCCCGCTCAAGACCGGCGTCAAGATCATGAGCCGGTACGGTAAATAAAAAAGCCCGGCGGGTTAGGCCGGGCTTAAACACACAACTAGAGGGGTCACGATGAAGTTCGCTGAATATATTAACAGTATCGCTCCAGAAGGGGAAACAATTTTATTCGTGCGCCAGGTGCCGATTGTCCGCAAGGGCGAGCATCTGAAGCACAAGGACGGCACGCCGCGCTACACATGGCCGCCGGGGCTCTATGGCAAGTACATGCGCAACCCCGAGGGGGCGTGGTACGCCAACACGGGCTCGTTCATCGTTGACCGCATGACGGACAAGCTGTCCGCGTCTGCGCCTAACTGCGAGCGCGTGGCGTTTATGGTGCTGGATGACATCGGCACCAAGTCCAAGGTGCCGCCGATTGAGCCGACATGGAAGCTCGAAACCAGCCCCGGTAACTTCCAGTGGGGCTACACCTTCGCGCTTGACGATCAGCCGACCAAGGGCGAGTTCAGCGCCGCGATCAAGGCTATGGCCGAGGCTGGGTTCACCGACCCCGGCGCGGTGAATCCGGTGCGTAATTTCCGCATCGAAGGCAGCGTCAACCTAAAGGAAGGCCGCGATAACTTCGCCGCCGTGCTCACCGAGTTCCACCCCGACCGCGAGTTTACCGTAACGCAGATTGTTACAGCCTGCGGCGTCACGCCAGGTGAGGTTGACACGGCATATATACAGGGCATCGCCATCGAAGATGACGGCCTTGACAGCGTGTTGGAGTGGATACAAGAGCGCGGGCTGCTGCTCGCCAAGGCCAATCCCGAGGGCTGGTACGGCGTCGTGTGTCCGAACCACGCCGAGCACACCACCGCCGACACGCAAGGGCGGTATCACCCCGTCACGCGCAGCTATACTTGCTTCCACGGCCATTGCGGCGATTGGAATAGCGAGAAGTTCCTGCGCTGGGTCGAGGCCGAGGGCGGCCCCAAGACGGGCTACGGCCTGCGTGATGACCTGCTTGCGAAGAAGATGGAGGCCGCTTTGTCGAAGATTACCCCAACCGAGGAGTTCCCCGACGCTGCCGCCGAGGTCATCGCCCAGGTTGAGCGCCGCGAGCTAGGCCGCGTTGAGAAATCCAAGTGGTACGAACGCTTTGCGTATGTTCTCAGCGATGACGCGTATTTTGACTTAGCCGAGCGTCACGAGATCGCGCGCGGGGCGTTTAACGCGCTGTATCGGCATGTGACTTGCCACAGCATCCACAATAACCGACGCGTCGAGTCATCCGTCTGCTTTGACGAAAACCGTCAGGCGATGGGCGCGCGCGTGCTCGCGGGTGTCACATTCGCTGCCGGTGAGTCCATCCTCGTTAGCCGTAACGGTGTCGTCTATGGCAACCGCTGGCGCGACGCTCGGCCCACGGTGAGCGCGGGCGATGTCAGCCCGTGGCTCGCCCACGCCGAGCGCATGATTCCCGACCCCGCCGAACGCGAGCATGTGCTTGATGTGATGGCCTACAAGCGCCAGCACGCCAACCAGAAAATCAACCATGCCGTGCTCCATGCGGGCAAGCCAGGCTCCGGTAAAGACACGCTTTGGGCACCCTTCTTCTGGGCAATCGGCGGCGACCAGCGCGTCAATGTCACGACGGTGCGTAACGAGGAGCTGAATTCTCAGTGGGGCTACGCGCTGGAATCTGAGGTTATCGTTATCAACGAGCTGCGCCAGGCCGAGGCTAAAGACCGCCGCGCGCTCGAAAACAGCCTCAAGCCCGTGATCGCCGCGCCCCCTGAGCTGCTCACCGTCAACCGCAAGGGCTTGCACCCTTACGATGCTTTGAACCGCGTACTGGTGGTGTCGTTCAGCAACGAACGCGCCGCCATCAGCCTACCGTCAGATGACCGCCGCTGGTTCGTCGTGTGGAGCGAGGCCGACCGTATGCCGCCCGCTGAGGCGCGCGCGCTCTGGAATTGGTACTACGCGGGCGGCTTTCAGGCTGTCACCGCGTGGCTCGACGCCCGCGATGTGTCGGCCTTCAACCCCGGCGCTGCGCCGCCCATGACCGAGGCTAAAATCATCATGATCGAGTCGGCGATGAGCACCGCCGAGTCGTTCCTTGTCGAGATGATCCGTCAACGCCAGGGCGACTTTGCCCGTGGCGTCATTGCCTCGCCGTTCTACGCCATCTGCGACCGGCTGCAAGGCGTGGCACCCTCCGGCGTCAAGGTCGTCTCTGCCGCGCTCATGCACGCGCTACGGGATGCGGGGTGGGTCGATTGTGGTCGGCTGCACTCTCGGGAGTTTCCGACTAAAAAGCATGTCTATGCACACCCTCAGTTTGCAACCCTTGCGCGGTCAGAGCTGCGGCGGATGGCGGAGGGTGCCGAACCTGCGTTATCTATCGTCGGGAAATAACCAGTCAATCAGCACGGCGGCGGCAATAGTCAAGAGTAAGTACATCACGCTGTTTTGCCTGTAGTTGATTGTATCGGGCGCGGGTGTGCGCCTTGTCAGTGACCGGCGGGAGGCGCTTACCAAGGGATCGCCGCGCCTCCCGCCGGGTAAGGTCGATATAGCGGCATAACCGCCGTATCCACCATTCAGTCAGATTGACTTTGGCCATCGTTCAGCCGCGTCAGCGTTTCCCCTTGCCCGGATTGCGTTAACAATTTCCTGCGCGTTGTTATCGCTGACGCACAGCCCATAAACAATCTTCGCACACGCCTCCCGCTCGGCTGCTGCGACAAGGGCGGCGAAGCGTTGGTCACGAACTTCCAACCATCCGGGGTGATACTCGCCTTTTTGATAAATGGTGTCGGCGTAATCTTCGACCTCCCGCGCCATCCTGATGATGTCCTCGCGTGTCATGTCTTGTCCTCCTTCAGCGCAGCGTCGAACACGGCTATCGCAGCCCGGATTGGTCGCAGCGGTTCGCACTCATCACAATCCGAATCGCCACAGTCGCTGTCGGCCTCGCGGACAAGAGCGTGCAACTCTGAGCGCATGTGCGTGACCACAGCGCGGCGCAGGGTGATTGTGTTGTTCATCGCTGTCTCTCCATGCGTTCCATCTCACTGCTCAAAGCGTCGAAGTCAGTACGGATGAGCACGGTTTGCTCGAATATGGCGAGATCGAGAGCACGAAGTCCTTCCAACTCCTTGGCGTATTTGTAGCACCGCTCCCGCAATTGCCGAATCTCCCGGCGGTAGTCGTCAAGCGTGTGCGGCATTTTGTCCCACTCGGCATCCAGCGGGTCAGGCTCATAATGCGCGGTCATACTGTCCCCCTATCCGGGTAGCGGATAGCGGCGGCTAGTACGGACGCAGCCCGCACCGCCTCCACTACCGCCGACTCTAGCGCGCTAGGGTCGGTCGGCGGCTCGCACGCCAGTATCAGGTTATCGAGCGCCTCTAGCGCGTGCTCGGCGGCAGTGTGTAGGCTCATGGGTCGCACTCCTGTATCAGCCGGTCGATGTACCACCGTGCCTTTCTGTATTCCTCCGCGCGCGCGGCGTCATGGTCGCCGTGCTTATGGCCTACGCGTGAGAGGTACTTGAGCGCCGACAGGCGCAAGTACCCTTCAAACTCTTGGGGCGTACTCTTGGCTCTCATGTAGTCGATGGCCTCGATCCCGCCGACCTTGTAATGGTCGGGGTCGATAGCGTCGCCTACTGCGGGCGGCTCGGGCGTACTATGCCCCGCGCGGTACTCGCCCAGCAGGGCGCGCAGCTCATCCGGCGAGAGGATGTTAATGGGTGGCTTGTGCATACTGTTACCCTCACATTGTTAGAGATACTCACGGCCACCGCGCCGGCACGCCCAATTTGGCGGCGGTACGCGGCGCCAGTCATCGGCGCGGGCTTTCCTAAGCTGACGCGCTAGCCGGTACGCCCACGATAGCCAGCGGGTCATACTGTTACCGCCGCGACACAAGGCGCGATGCGGAACGCGTCGCGGGTTGGCATGTAGTCAAGGTGCCCGGCGGCTACCGCCCATTGACACTCCCGCAGGTGCTCCGCCAATGCAGCGTCGGCGTCGCCGTAGCTATCGAAAGTTTCGGGGTCACCGTCTAGGCTCCACACATTTTCCCAGTAATGGCTAACGAAAGTCAGCACTTCCCATCGCTGCGCGCTCATGCGGCCTCCCGTTTTTCTTCCACATCATTGATGAAGTCTTCGGCGTAGACGCATCCGATATCTTTAAAGGTTTCGTCACCTTCTGCCCATGTATCAACGGCGATATCGTGTGCCTTCTCCGGCGTGTCGGCTTCGACTTCAATTTGATATACGCGATGTTCCACACGGCAGACCGAAACTATATAGCGGCTCATGCCTTATCCTCCGTTACTTCACCCCACAACACCAACAACTCCTCGCGGGTCATCTCGTACAGGGGCGTGGCCTTATGTCCCTTCAGCAAGGTGTCAACCACCCACTCTTCGAGCGTCCACGCAGTCCCGTGAGAGAACGCTGTCTCGGCCTCGCACAGGTTGTCCACGATGCGATTGGCTATGGCAACTGCCAACTCTTTGTCGGTCATGCCTCGTCCTCCTCATCGAAACTAGCCATATCACCGTCAGCGCAGGCCAACGCCTCAGCAATGTAGCCATGCGCCTCGCTGCCTTCTTCGACTAACTCATACGCCATTCTCAAGGCGACCGCGATGCGGTCGAGTCGTTCTTGTTCGCTCATGCCTTATCCTCCGCCTTAATATCGTCGAGCATATGCGTGGCGATCTCGTACCAGTTGACATCCTTCAGGAAGGCACGGGCGTAGTCCACGGCGAGGCCTTCTAACGAGCCGTCCAAGGTAACCACGCTATCGGCGTATTCTTCTAACAGTTCGCCAAGGCCGTAGGCGTCATCGTCGGCGACTTCGGTCGGGTACAAGTCGCGGATGTCCAGACAGTCGAATATCTCTAGCGCAACGCGCCATGTGGCGTAGTTAGTCCATCCGTTGTACTTGGTGTCGGTTGTCATGTTGTAGTGTCCTTTAGGTTAGTTAAGAATAGGCGGCCAAGGGCACCGCCCGTGGGGTCGGATGATTAGGCGGCTACGGCGACTGCGGTCGCGGTCGGCGCGACTAGCCATGTGGGGTTATCCAACGGCTGCGGGTCGCCACGCATGGGCATAAGTACGCCCACGGCGTCGCCAGACAGGATGACGCGGGCGGCATTGTCGCCATTGTGTCGGATGCTAGGGGAATACTTGCCGCCTAGCAGCTTGTGAACCTTGCCAAAGGCGCCGATATAGTCCGCGTTAAATTGCGACACCGCGCCCGATACGGTGAGCGGCACAACCTTGCGCCAGTCGGGGTATTTGTCGTCCATCAGCGGCGTAGTCGTGGCGGCGTTGCCGTTGTCTAGCGTTGCCATGCGTGCCGTTGCGTCAATCGTTACGGTGATAGGGCGCTTCAATACAGCCTTGACGCCTTCCAACGCTTCGCGCCGGATGATGTACTGACTAGGTACGAGCGCGGGCGCGTCATCGGTGACGGTGAGTGCCACGGCTAGCAGCTTATGAC